CATAGCGAGAGCCAAGGCGATAGAACAGGAGAATAAAAAGCGACTATTGAAGCTCAATCCAAAGCTGAATGACAGGAGTGGAATATACTTCCTACTCCGAGAAGATGAAAACGGATTTAAGTATGCTTATGTCGGACAGGCAGTACATACACTTAGCAGATTGGCAAGCCACCTTGTAGGCTATGAACAGCATATAGACCTTAGTTTGAAACGCCACAAGCTGTATGACAAAGAGAAAAACCCTTGTGGCTGGCGAGTTGAATTTCTGAATTTCCCCGAAAGTCAGCTTGACGAGAAAGAGAAGTATTACATCAAGCTATATGCTGATAAAGGTTATCAGCTTAGAAATGTCAGTTTAGGCGGTCAAGGAGAAAATCGAGCTAGTGGTTCAATAGGTGAGAGAAAAGCACCTAAAGGTTATATGCAAGGCATACAGCAAGGCAAAAAGGTGTTAGCGAGGGAATTATCCTCTATCGCTGAAAAGCACCTTATAATCCGCTTAAAGCCCGAAAAAGAGCATAACAAAGTATCGCAGAAACAGTATGAGAAATTTATGGGTTTGTTGAAAGAGGGTGAAAGTGATGAGCAGTAAGTTATACAAAATACCACATTTTAATTCTTACGATGATATAAGAGCTGAAATGCAAAACGATTTACAGTACAGGCTTGCGAATAGGGCAGATAAAACATCTCTTGGCAGACCTTTATATTATCGAATAAATGTACAGTTGATATTAACGCAGGAATGTCCTTATAACTGTCCGTTTTGCTTAGAGAGAAAGAACCCTATGCAAGGCGATAATAATTTTAAGGCACAGATTGAGTCGTTAAAAAAGATATTGTTGGAACACCCCAATGCAAGGCTCACAATTACAGGCGGAGAGCAGGGGCTATATCCTAACCATGTTTCAGAACTTATTGATACATACAAAAAGCATAGTAACAATGTATTTTGTTCAATCAATACTACTGGATATTCAAAGGAACTTAACGGATTAGCACATATCAACTTATCATATAACGATTATGTGCATAAAAGCCCTAGTGATTTTCCTAATTGCACAGTGCAAACAGTAGTTGAAAATCCAACGATTGAGTATATTAAAGATTTTATGAAAATGGAAGCTGATAATTTTTCGTTCAGATTTTTAAGTGGGCTTGAAAAGAAAGATTATCCTGTAAAAATATGGAATGATCTACAGAATGATGATGATATTGATATTCATACCTTTAGGATTGGTGATTTCTTTGTATATGCAACATTTGACTATATGGGAAAACATGCAAGATTGACATTAGGAGATATGCGTCAGCAGAGAAACAATGATTATAAAGATGGATACTCAAATATTATTATCCATCCCGATGGAACTATCGGAACTAATTGGAGATAAGAAAGTGGGCGATTCAGAATGAAGATTTTAAGCAAAAAGAAATGTGAAGAAATTCTGAAAAGAATTACTGCAAATGAAATTATTCAGGTAGAGTACGGACTACACGATATGGAAGCAGAAACAAAGGCAACGGAAAATAGAGCAGAGATAGCTTTTATTGTCGGTGGCATTAATGGAATGAACAAGGTGCAGAACACGTTGAGAAAAAGGTATAACAATATAAACCACGAGGGAAAAGATTAAAATACATCAACCGAAACTTGAGGAAATGGGAGATTAAAAATGGCAGAACGTAGAATGTTTGCTAAGAAAATAACTGAAAGTGACGCTTTTCTCGATATGCCGAGCAGTACTCAAATGCTTTATTTTCACCTATCTATGAATGCTGACGATGATGGATTTGTTAATAATCCTAAGAAAATACAGCGAATGTGTGGTGCTTCCGATGATGATTTTAAACTATTGCTTGCAAAATCGTTTGTGCTCTTATTTGAAAGCGGTGTAATTGTGATTAAGCATTGGAAAATGCACAATTACATACAGGCAGACAAATACAGACCTACTGATTATGTTGAAGAAAAATCAATGTTGGGATTAAAGAAAAATAAGGCATATACGCTTGATGTAAACAAAATGGATACAAAATGTATACAAGATGTATCCGTAGGTAAGGAAAGTATAGGTAAGGTAAGTATAGATAAGAATAGTATAGTTAAGGATAGTAAAGATAAGGATATAAAAGAAAAAGATATTGATAAATCAATATCTAAAAAGAAAACTGTCTACTATCCTGATGATGCAATGCTAGAGAGTGCTTTTCAGGAATATCTGACAATGCGGAAAAAGATTAAGAAGCCAATATGCACCGAAATGGCATTGCACCGAGCTATGAACACTATCGAGAAGTTATCAAATGGCGATAACGATTTGGCTATTAAAATCCTTAATCAGTCAGTAGACCATTGTTGGCAAGGGCTGTTTGCACTAAAGGATAACGAGCCACACTCGACTAACAAAGGCGCCATTGATTGGGATAATGTATGAGGTAGAGAAATGACAAGAGACGAGACAGTTAAAATCATTCGCATAATGTGTGATTGCTACCCCAATTACAAGCCGAGCAATTTATCAGAGACAGTAGATGTGTGGAATATGATGTTGGAAGAATATGACTACAGCCAAATATCTATGGCGCTGAAAACTTACGTGCATTCTGATACAAGCGGATTTGCACCGAGCATCGGACAGCTAATTAACAAACTGCATGAGGTTCAATCCCCACAGGAGCTTAACGAAATGGAAGCGTGGTTCCTTGTTAGCAGGGCGCTGCGAAATGGCTACTATGGTGCAGTTGAAGAATTTAACAAGCTACCACCACTCGTACAAAAGGCTGTCGGAAGTCCTGATAATCTTAGAAACTGGGCACTGACGGACATAAACAGCATTGAAAACGTAGTGCAGTCAAACTTTATGAGAACCTACAGGACAGTTGTTAATCGAGCAAAGGAATATCAAAAAATGCCAAAGGATATACAGGCATTGATTGAAAGTACCAATAAAAGCTCGTATTCGGCTCAAATCAGCTCTAAAAATCAACAGACGATAAAATTATCGCTTGAAGATAATAAAAGCCAAAATAAGCCGATTAAAGGTATTCCAATGCCAAGAGAAATTAAGGAACGTATCGAGCAGATGAAAAGATAGGAGGTAAAGAGGTTTGTGCGCACAATTAAAGCTGGCTTTACTCCTAGCGAAAAATGATAAAAGACAAGTATTCAAGACAGAGATATGAAGAACGAAAAGCCAGTAACCTTTGCGTGCTTTGCGGAAAACCACTCGATAGAGAAGGTGTGGTTTGTACGGCATGTAACAGCAAACGCACAGCATATGGCCGAGAGCTTTATAAAAAATTACAGGCAGTTGGTGTTTGCCCTAGATGTGGCAAGAACTTGCTGTATGGTGATGAAAAAAGCTGTGTTGAGTGTAGGGCAAAATCAGCCGAAGCCATGTCAAAGAAACGTGCTACTGATGTTGAAAAATACAATGAGCGACAAAAAGCATGGCGAAAAGCACGATACGAAAAAGACAAGGAAAATGGCATATGCACACGTTGTCGTAAAAGGAAAGCAGACCCGGGGCATACCACTTGCACATTTTGCCGGGAAACAATGAGAAGAGCACGAGTTAAAATGCCTGAAAGAACCGGCAGATATGAACAAGGATTATGCTTCTTCTGTGATAATCCGGTAAAACCCGGATATAAGGTCTGTGAAAAACACTATCAGCAAAACGTTAAGAATGCGACTTGCGAAAAGGCAAACTTGGCACGACAGAAGATAAAAGAAAGGAGTCCACAATGGACGCCTTGAAAGATTTTTACGATTTTTACCGGCCACTGCAAAGGAAATATGACTTGCGAATGCTCTACAGAACAAATAGTAAGGAAACAAAAATAACTATCCGGCAGCGCGGTAAAGAACTTGTAAAAGTCGCAGAAGAAACTGCCGAAGCCTGTTTTATCAGGGCAAAACGAGAACTTGAAGAAAGAATGAAGAAATATGAGCAACAAACTGAAACCAAAGAAAAAGCACAAAGAGCCGGATTTTACGTGGACAAAATCCGAAAGAGTTACGCTGAAAAACAGCAATAACCGCAGAAAGCTCGTAAGTCGGTCTTTCACAGACTTTATGGGCTTAGGCTACTATGTACTGTATTTGCATCATAGATTTGGAAATAAGCGCATTGTAAGGCTTGAAAGAACCATAAATGAGTACCTTGAAAGGGCACAGACCGAAAATGAAATGAAAACCGAAACGCTTGCCGAACTTTTGAAAGTGAGATACGGCATTGACGTGCAGAAAGAGATTAATTTAATCCCAATGCAACAGTTGATTAGAATTTATCAGAGAAATAATCCACTCACGATAAACGACACGAGACAGCTTTTAAATGATACGGCATACAGTTACATGGTTTTAGCATGTACGGCACTTAAGCTGATGTTTAAATTGTCGGTTAGGGAAATTAAAGAGTTTATCGCAGAATTTAGGGACTTAATAGACACACTGTATAAATTTAATCAATTCGGTCTGACATTGCCAAAGGTGGCACAATGCCTTGCTGATGAAGTTAATTACGTTGATGAAAGGTACATAAAGGTGATTGATTAATGAGTTATGTGCGGGAAAATGATAGTACACAGAATGCTCATATAAAGCATTCAAACGATAGTAGGCAGAAAGCCTACATGGAAACACATAGGGACAATAAGGCATATGAGAGATTCAAACATATGCCGGATTATGGGAAAGGAGTGCAAAACAATGACAAATAGAGAGAAATTTGCAGAAAAGATTTTGGATATTGCTTGTAATGGTAGCAAAATAGCAGTTAACAAAGCAACATTAGAGCCGATAGCGTGCTATGAATTAGAGTGTAAAGATTGTTTATTCAATACTCACAGTTATGTCTATTGCGGGGATAAAACGGAAAAATGGGCGAATAGCAAATATGTTGAACCGCCTGTTGACTGGTCAAAAGTTGCAGTTGATACACCAATACTGGTAAGAGATAACATTTTTTGCGAGTGGGTTAAAAGATATTTTGCGAAATATGAGAATGGGAGCGTTTATGTTTGGAACAATGGAGCAACATCGTGGAGTGGCAATAGGTGTACAGTATGGAAACTAGCCAAACTTCCAGATAAGGAGAGCAGTGATGGAAGATGAAAACTTCTTTGAAAAATGCAGAACTTGTCAACACTGTCATATGAAAAATGATGATGATTATGTTTTCTGCGGAAAAAGAAATGGAAAATGTGAATACAGACCATATAAATCGAGAAAAAAATTGAGAGGTGGAAAGAATGAAAAAAGAAGTTGACGGAGTAGTGGTAGAGACAAAAAGCATTCTAACTGCGCTGAAAATAATCAAGACAGTGTGCGAGGATAACGACTGCCTAACTTGTCCTTTTGGGAAAATTGAAAATGAAAAGGGTTTGTGTCTAGTTAAAGACACAATACCTAGTGTGTGGAATATAAATAAACCTAATGATGTGTGGAGGGCATTGGAATGAGCAAAGTAAAAGAAGAAAGAGTAACCGACTTGTCTATTATCATGGAAATGATAGATAGTAAACCTTATTATAGCGTACAGTACAGAAATGTTGGTGAGAATGGCTACAACATTGGGTACAGCTCATACAATTTAAAAATTGTATTGGAGTTCATTGATGAATATTTTGAAATTGTGGAAAGTGATAAACAGACTAATGCCGACAGGATAAGGAATATGTCGGATGAAGAGTTAGCAGAGTTCAATCTTTGCCCGCATATGGTTAATTGGAAAAAAGGAAACTATGATACGTGCATCCATCCGAATGATAAAGATGCGTGTAAAAAATGTATGTTAGATTGGCTTCAATCAGGAGCAGAATAGGAGAGAATATGAAAGATAGATACTTATTCAAGGCTAAGAGAGTTGATAACGGAGAATGGGTGCAAGGATATTATGCAAAAGGCTTAGATGTGTTTACGGATTGTGAAGAAGCACACATAATATTTGAACCTAACACAATGTTTTATTCTAGCGGAGAGACAGACGGATGGTACAAAGTAGACCCGACCACTATTTGCCAATGCACCGGCTTAAAAGATAAGAAGGGCAAGCTGATTTGGGAGAATGATATTGTAAAAATAAATAATAGCAAGGGGAATGTGCTCATAACATTTAGAGATTTTGAAATTATATGTACAATTCCTAACGAAAAATATTATAAGCACAGACTTGAATATGATACTGAATATGAAGTTGTCGGAAACGTCTTTGACAATCCGGAGTTATTAGAAAGTGAGGGATAATATGACAGCGAAAAAAGCAATTGAATTTTTGCGAATGCATTTTGAGTATCTAAAAGAAAGATGGAAGCCATACCCTGATTACAACGTTTTAGAAGCAATTAGATTTGCAATATCGGCAATAGAAAAGCAGATACCAAAGAAACCTATCATGAAGCAGTATTTTGAAGATTTGGAAGAGGAGTACTTGTGCTGTCCGACATGTGGAGAAATTTTGACAGACAGAATACCGGCTGATAATAAGACTTTCTACTTCCACTGTATGAATTGTGGTCAAAAATTTGATTGGAGCGATGAAGCATGACCGACACAACAACATTAGTATACACTGCCCTTATAGTATTCGGCATAATCGGTCTGACAGAGGTAGTGCTTGCATGGTACGACATTTACAAACGAGATAAGACCGATGATGAGATACAAGAGCAGTGGTGTAGTGAAAATATTAAACATTAATTAATTTATCAGAAAGGAATAGGTTGTCGCGACATAAAACCGAGGTTTCCTTTTGGTAAGAGAAAATGAATTTTGACAATTACTCTTGTGATAATCAAATGAGCATATTTGACTTCACAAGAGAACCAATTAGCAT